CTCTAGTCCCTCGCAGACAGGCTAGACGGCTCGCAATCAGGGTGAGGATTGGCCGGTGTTTTGTCCCTCGCAGCCCATGCAGGCTCTTTCTATCGTGAGGGGAACGGCTGGAGTGGGGCGAAAAAAAGCCATCTGCCAAGACCCCGGTGGAAGAATCCTAGTTTGCGGCTAGGACTACCCCTAACGGGGTCGGAGTCTTGAAAGATGGCTCTCAGTCGGCTTCCACACCAACAAAAGCATTGTAAAGGTTTACAAAATCAAGCGCAACTCAAGCTGTTGTCTGGAAAAAACGCATCCATAGTGATCGGCGCAACAGTACGCAACTGCGCCAAGATCTCTCCTGCCAGCTCCCTGTGTTCCTTCTGTGTGGTTGGATCTAACCTCTGTTGAAGGTAGTGAATCCAGGAGCGCATAGTCCCATTCATGTATAGACGAGACGTTGTCAGGCCCTCTGGAAGTATTGCCCTGGCCTGTTCCTTGGCAATACCCCTGGACAATGCCTCGGAGTACGCTTGATCACACTGCCGAGCAATCCCAGCCTGTACAGCAGACCACCAGCGTTCCAGCTCCTGATCAGCAGTTGGAAGACTGTTTTGGCGGTTTTTAACATCCTGCAATCGTGCTTCTCTAGTGACACTTCCACTCTGCAGGTAGTGGACACTGGCATATCGCTGGCTAAATTCCTGGAACGAAAACGATCTGTGCCGCAGAATTTGCCTGCCAATATCCCGAGTGGTATCGATCTGCATACAGACGTTAGCCATTTCAAACGGCGATACATGGCCGTGTTCCATCAGGTAACGCAGAAGGCCAGTCTTGCCAGACGCTTGATCCTTGGGATTGCTGACCCGAGCGATGTATAGGATCTGCTGGTCAATATCTGGTGTAGCCCACTGAATACATGCTCTCATTTAGTCACCACCAGTCCATCCTCGAACAGCACTAGCATGGTCTTGCGCCACGCAGCTTCCCACAGACTTTTACGTTCTTCGTAAGACAATTTGGAACCTTGGTCGATGTTGGCGTGACAATGTACACACAATGCCGCTGAGTAAACATCGTGCGCCTTCATCCCCATGCCTTTTCCGTACTCCGTCCAATTAGCATGAGCTGCTTGTGTCTCGCCTTCCTTCCCGCACAGTTGACACGGTAGGCTAGCGACTGCCCGAAGCAGTGCCTTGTTTCTGTACATTGTGCCACCTCATGATTTCGCGTTGAAGTGCCTCTTTCCCTGAGATCCCGCGTGATTTTTCTACCCGCTCTAAATACTCACGCCGCTTTTCTTTGCTTCTTTTGGACAGGACGTACTGCGCTTCGCAATACAATGCAAACGCATTACTTTGCAATCCGACTACGGTTCCGTCTGGTAGATGCTTGGCAATCGCTGAATCGTGTCTCTTTCCGCACGCATAGCACGCAAGTCGTCCGTCCAGGTCAAGCCCTTCTCCGTCGCCCATGCAATCACCCTTTCCACGTAGTCCGAGAAGGCAGCAGTTGTCATCCCCGTTGTAGTCGGCTCCTGCTCAACAACCTTGCCATTGGGAAGCTCAATCACTCGGCCATTCAAGAACAAAGCCTTGAAGTACGCATGCCAAGTCTCCGCACTGTACTCTGACCCTGGTTTGATCTGATTTGCGATTTCATGCAGGACGGCCCAATAGAGCGAGTTTTGAGCCGTTGTTCTGTTGGGTTTGGAGATGGACACCACCCACCCGGGTTTAGCGTCTCTAATAGCCTCTAAAGCCTGTTTCCTGGCACTGTCGTTGACGAGCGGAATGATCACAGCTCCACCTCTTTCATATGCCAGCGATTGCCTTCCTTGTACCAACCATGCAAGACAACCCTCCAGCCAGACCTCAACATCTCAGGATACGCTTCCGCATCCTCAACTTTGTGTTTCCTGGCTGACAGGTTGGACTTGCTAGTAACCTGTACAGCAACCGTTTCATTGTTTCCAATTGCCAGTAGATCGATACAGCCAAACAGGTCGTGCTTCCTCTTCGTGAAAGCGTTGTAGTGCTCTACCGTCGCAACTAGATACCCGAGATCACTCAGATGCGCTTTGCTTTTTGCCGTCAGACTGACCATTAAAAACTCCAGGACACAGATCAGATGCCTTCACTCGACCCTCTGTCAGACGCTCAATCTCCAGTGCTCGCTTGAGAGGGATTCCAAAGTCACGCCACTTGTAGATCGCCTGCCGACTCAACTCCAAATGAGCCGCTAGCCTGCTAGTCCCGCCCAGATACGCTGCTGCCACCCGCAATGCTGTTTGACTGTCCATGTTGACACCTCCTGCCCGGATGGTACACTATGGGTTGATACGTTGCAAACAGAGCCTATAGTTTTTTGCTAATACAACAACAAAACCTATAAAAAAATATTTCTACACACAACACAAAAACGTAGGCATAATGACAACCATTGCAACACAACACGGGGAAGCAAATGCTGATTCAGACCTTAGAACAGATGTACGAGATGCTTGAGAAGATGGCAAGGTACGACATAGAACATTGCCATCTAAGTAGAGATTACTTAAAAGAAGCTGGCATCGATTACTTCAAAGATATCCTTACCATCCAGTCCAACATTCAATTTTTCTTGAGGAGCGACAAATGAGAGAGAACGACGAGAACCGCTGGGAAGCTGAGGTGCAACGCTACAAAGAAGAGCAGGAGATGAAAGAGAAGATCATTGAGGGAACGCTGTTCAGCATTGCCGCAACGATGTTCTTCGTCATCCTGGTCGCAGCGATGGCACTATGATCTGTGACCCCAGCTTTGTCTGGGTACCAAGCGCCGCCACAGACGTAACGCAAACATGGCGCAAATTCGGGTGGAAACCTATTTCGGAGAGAACAGACAATGAAGCACATCGCATCCGCGCTCGTCAAAGCGCAGCAAGCATTCGGGCCAGCATTGAAGACCAGCGTCAACCCACACTTCCGGTCTAAGTACGCTGACCTCGCCGCCGTTGTAGAGGCCGTCATTGACGGTCTGAACAAGAACGGGATCTTTCTTACTCAGCTAACGCATGAGTGCGACAACGGAGTCATCGTCGAAACTATGCTTATCCATGAGTCAGGCGAAACACTGTCAGGAGGCAAGCTGCACGTCCCTGCAAGCAAGCAAGACGCACAAGGCTACGGCTCATCTTTGAGTTACGCCCGTCGCTATAGCCTTATGGCAGTGACCGGCATCGCACCAGAGGATGACGACGGTAACGCTGCAAGCAAGAAGCCCATGAAACCGCTGGATGCCGCAGGAGCCTGTAAAACGCTCTCAGAGGCTGGATCGATGGAAGACCTGAAGGTTATCTATGCCAAGGCGTTCAAGTCGTTCCAAGGCGATGCTGAGGCTCTGAAGGCTATCGACGCAGCAAAAGACAAACGCAAGGGTGAGTTGCTGGAGATTGCGTGATGGATGACGCAATAGACCAGGAAATAATTAAAAGGATGGCAAATTACATAGACAATCAAGAGCAAGCGGTCAACTCTGTTTTGGTAATGCTATACAAAAAAACACCAAACTGGATTCTTCAATCGCAAATTGATAACGCTTCAAGAACAATTCAATGGCTTCTAAATTTAGGTATGTCTGAGGAGCAAATTGTTCAAAGCGTCAACGAAGCAGAAAAAGATGAATTGACTTTTCCTGCTTGTGTTTTAGATCCGGTTGACTTTTCAACAGCGATATATGACTTGGCAAGCATTAGATATTTGATATCCATCGGAAAAACAAAGGCATTGCCTTTAATTTGGGGAGATTGATATGGAACAACGCTCAGACGAGTGGTTTGCCGCCCGTCTGGGCTTTGCTACAGCATCACGTATGAATGATGTTTTAGCAGGCCCAGAGACAGCAGCAAGACGGAACTATCTCATTCAACTGGTGACAGAACGGTTGACAGGCCAGCAGCAGGAATCATTCTCATCCGCAGCAATGCAACGCGGAACAGACCTGGAGCCTGTCGCACGAATGGCTTACGAGACCAAACACGGATTCGTAGACAAGGCAGGCTTCTATACCCATCCAGATATAAAGTGGTTCGGAGCCAGTCCAGACGCACTCGTCGGAGATGAAGGGCTCGTCGAAATAAAGGTTCCAAATAGCACTACCCACGTTGACTATATTTTGTACGGCAAAGTGCCGGCACGGTACAAGCGACAGATGCTGGCTCAACTAGCCTGCACAAAGCGGAAATGGTGCGATTTTGTGTCGTTCGATGACAGGATGCCAGAACACCTGCAATTGTTTGTGGTCAGGTTTGAGCCTAAGCAGGAAGAAATCGACAAGCTGGAAGAGGGTGTGATCAATTTTCTCAACGATGTTCAGAAGGAGTTTGACAAGTGCCAGTCCTATACGAAGTGACCGCAGCAGGTGAGAAGTACACAGCCAAAGACGGATCAGAAAAAACCAAGTGGATCAAGATCGGGTCTGTGATTCAAACCAAAAACGGCAGGATGTCTCTGAAGATCGAGTCTATCCCTGTAGGTTGGGACGGATGGGCTAGCCTGATGGAGCCACGACAGGATGAGCCGAAAAAGGCTCGTAACCCCGGTGAAGACGATGACCTCCCATTCTGATCCGGTCAATCCATCCCACTACAAACAGGGGTCTGTCGAGTGTATAGACGCCTTGGCTGCGGCCACGCATGATCTACAGGGATTAGACGCTGTTTGCACCGCAAACGCTATCAAGTACCTGTGGCGCTGGAAGCAAAAGAACGGAGTGGAAGATCTGAAAAAGGCTCAGTGGTACATCGAAAGACTCATCACGGATAACGCTAAACCGTGATGATTTCACCCTTGTACTCAACCTCACCCTCGGATCGCACCTGCGCGATCTGGGGGTACAACATCTTTCCGTCCTTAAACGACAGACTGACAAACCCAGATCGCCAGTCCACCGGTGAATCCTCCATATAGGCAAACTGAGGCCCATACGGGTCTGCAAGCGTTCCAGTGTCAACCCCGTATCTGACACCGTTGTAGTCTGAAAACGGAGTCACTTTTAACTGGTGCAGGTGTCCGGTCACGGTTGACCGACCAGCATTCAGCGTATTGTTTCGGGTTGCGTGTATACCACCACGAATCCGGTGCTTGATGACGACATCTTGGTTGACAAACACAGACCAGCATGGAGTCCAAAGGGGGCAGTGATCCTTAAGGTGGAATCCGTCTACGCCTTCAAATTCAGAGACTTTGTTGGACAGAGCAGTCTCAAACCGCGCGTCGTGATTTCCCAAAGGCCACAGCAACTTTGCGCCTTTGGCAATCTTTTCTATATCTTCAAGACGCTCCTTGACTGCTTTTAGTTCTTCCATGACAGTCGGCGTTTTGCCCCACATCTGTCTTCCGAACCTACTGATCTGAGCACCATCGAACGCATCACCATTGCAGACGATGAACGATGGTTTTTCGATCTTGATTACCTTCAGCAATGCTTTGAACGCAGTAGAGACGTATCCAGGCCAAAAGTGCGCGTCAGAAAAAACAAGGATTTTGCTGTTCTGACACTCAATCTCGACCCTTCCACTGACTCCCATCTTTGCAACCGCAAGATCCAGGTTTTCTGAGTGGTGCGGTAGAGCCTCAACACCCTTTCGCCTCAACCTACCCTGTACTGATCTGACCGTTACGCCGAGTCTTTTAGCCATTGCTGTAGGTCTGGGATCTATAGCATAAGCCGCCCAGAATTGATCGTCTTCAACTAGCTTCATTTGAAAATAACCACCTTCGTATTTTGGGATTGTCCGCGAGGACAGCGAAGACTCCTCTCTCAACTTCCATGACCTGTTCCTCCGTCAGTGACGGGCAGGCCGCATGGACCATCTCATGAAACAAAGAGTCTTGGAGCTTTCCTTTGCTCCCGCTCTCTAGCATTATTTTTCTGGTTTCATGGTCACACAGACCGATGCACTCTTCCGAGTGATCGATCTTATCTAGGACAGTAATTGACCAGTTTCGACCGTTTATTCGAGCAGTTTTGAATGGAATCACTTTGTCATTTCGACCGCGTTGCGAGACACCTCAGCAACCCTACGCGCCCAGCCTCGTCCAAACGTCTCAAAGTGTCTCAGTTGTTGCAAAAATACTAGCCTTGCATCACATACATCCTGAACCAATTTAGCCGCATCACGCTCCTTTACCAGCGCGATAGTCTTTGGACCAATGGAACCGTCTTTCGTCGCTCCTACGCATTCCTGAAGCGTTCTAGCAGCCCTGGCTGGCCCACTATTTACGGCGTAATCAAAAACAGCATAATCAACACCAGGAGGTAGTTCGTCACCTTTTATAACATCCCAATATTTCGTTTTATAGAAACCCTTGACACCCTCCGGTGTAAGTGCTCGCATATCATCCGCTGATACTTGTTTGCCTAGGTACTCTTCCCACGCTGCTTTAGTGACTCCCAAGTTAGTAATTCCACCTGGGTCAGATGGGTGGTCAACGTAACCGCCTTCGTGCTTGATAACGTGGTGAAAGCAAATATCGAACTTCATTTCTTGTTCCGCATATCAATGATTTTTTCCAATGTCCTGCCGCCAAAGTAAAACGACATAATTAACATCCCCCATTGCCCCAACAGTTGCACATAGGATTCATTCGTGTCTTTTCCGAATGCAGACATCATTGCAAAAGTAAAGTAGCCAGCAAGGATAAAGATAAGAGTCATTGGCCGAATGTTTTTGGACAGCCAGCTATCGCTACCCATGTCAGCCTTCAGCCGTTCTGTGAGGTTGTTTTGCTCTACCTCAAACAGCTTTGTCTCATTAGCCATCTTTGCCAATTCACCGTCCTGGTGTAACTTGGCAAGCTCGGCTTGAGCTTTGGCTTTTGCCTCCGGGTCAGGCAAAACTTTGTCTAGGATCTTTGATCCGACTTCAAGCAGTGGGCCTAGAGCTAGCATCATCTTCCTTTTTGATCATGTTGGCTGCGGCATAGGCGCCTTTACGCCCAACAATCCCGCCTACAGCGCCAATCGCCAGTAGCATGATGTCCTTCAGGATAGCGATCAACTGAGTGTCAATCGGGCTGATGCGCTCCATGTCGTGTTCGACAAACAAAACGCCACCGATGATTGAAATGACGGACAAAACTAGAATACCCACGAGACTCAGCGCGATAACAGCCCAAACACGAACCTCAATCTCTTCTGTGGTCATGACTGCTCAATCGCAAACATTATGATGTGGTAAAGAATCAGACCTCCAAAGAACAGAATAAACACCAGAAATGCGTAGTCAGAAACCATCCGCAGCAGCTTTTTTCGTCTACGGATCTGCTCATAAACCATCTTCTCGCGCTTTTCCTTGATCGACCGACGCATCATCAGGAATTCGTTATACCCATCTTTTCCAAGCCACCAGAGTTCACCCAGCGTAAACATATGCCGGATCTCTTCCTCCATCTGCGCGATCTTGATCTTGGCAGCGTAGGTATCAAACGCTTCAGCAGTTGCTGACTTGTTGAATACCAGTTTCTTAAAGATAGGAGGTGGCTTGTCTGCTAGCTCTTCCTCCGTCTTAATCCATTCCTGGAGATCAGATACAGCGCCAGCCCACTTGCCCAGTTGACCGAAAACGTCTTCAGCTTCCCTGCCAATCTCAACAGCCTTTTTAAGGCCATTGAATACAGCCGTAGCTGTAGCAAGTAGGGTAACTGGATCAAGCATTACTTAATCCAACCGTCCCAAGCGGTTTTAAGTACAAGCAAAGCCGCTCCGATACCTGCCAGCCACTTCATGAAAGCGACTAGCGTCTGAGCAGTCTTCCACGCTTCTGCAAGGTCTTTGATGCTGTCATTCAAGGCATCTACCTTGTTTTCCAGCTTCTCAACATGAGATCGGAGTTGCTCTACTTCGCTCATGCTGTCCTCTTCCACATATAGACCGTGATATACGGTTGAAGATTAGCATTTGTTGCTGAAACTCCAGCACTACCAGTTGTTCCAGAAACGCTGTGAGTATGGTTTTGAGATACACCGCCAGTTGTAAATGTATGAGTATGATCTGCAACAGTTGAAGTAATAGGCGTATAGTCTGAGTTTACATTAACATGATCAACACTATTATTATTTCCGGCGATATTCTCTGTTCCATATATGCCTACAAAACTAGCAGCTTCTGTGTAGGTGCCTGTATTGTGATAATGGCTTCCAGCAGCAGCAGTTGTTCCTGAATGGGAGTGATCGGCACTTTGGTTTCCAGTTGTTGCACTAAACGAATGAGTATGTGAAACGATAACAGCGTCTTTACTTCCACCAGTTTCTTCTGCACTATCAAACAGCGGATCACTTGCATTAAAACCAACAGGAACTCGGCCAGCACCAAACGCAGTCCAAGTACCAAACCCGAGAAGCGTTCCAGGATTGGTTGAATTGGTTGCGTTAATATAAATTGATCCAACTGGATACAAAGCGTTTAGAGCCGCTTGTACAAAAGCAGTCGTTGCAACAGTTGTATTGTTAGTCCCAGCAGATTGAGTTGGAGCAGTTGCCGACGTTGCTGTGACATTTCCAGACAAATCCCCGGTCACATTGCCGGTGACATTCCCAGTGACATTACCAGTGACATTCCCAACAAAGCCAGCAGATGTAAACGTACCGACAGATGACCCGTTGGCAGCAACTCCGATCTGGTTGCCAGCGGCAGAGTAGAAACCTGTATCGGTATCACCGTTGAAGGTCCAACTAGGCGCAGCAGCAGTTCCAGCCGGGGCAATGTACTTGTCCTGAGAGCCGTTCTGCCACTCTTTCAGATCAGCCATCAACTGCCGGATGGCATTGTTGATATTCGCAGGGGAGCAACCTTCTGCGATGTTGATCGAATTGATGTCTGTGTTGAGGTCTGGATTAGTGTCGAATTCGCTGATCTTTGTCTTTGCCATGTCACGGCCCCATCAAAAGCCCACGTGGAAGGATATTTTGCACTGCACCTGTATCTGACATTGAGCCGCCAAGTTGACCGGCTGCGAACGGGCTTACAGGAGCGCGACCAATAGCACCAATTATCTGCGGAACTCGTTGGCGCAACACATCCATTGCATTGCGACCTTGCAGATCCCGAATAATCTTTTCGATTTCATCCGGGCTTTGCTGCACCAGCATTCTAGCGATTTCATTTGAAGCAGCTTGGACCTGTTGCTCTTCAAGAGCCCCCATGTCTCTACGCAGAGCATTTGCAACGATTCCTGCAACAGTCGTAGATGTTGGAAGTTCTCTAGCAGCCTCTCCTCGAATGCGAGCCATAGCAGCCTGACGCCCTGCAGTCTGTGATCCGGCTGTGACCTGCTGACTTGTAATTTTCATCTCAAGTTCACGAGTCAAATTATTAACAAATTTGTTATAAGACTCTTTGCCGAGCTCAGACGTTGGGAACGTCAACTCGATTGCTTTAAGCGTCCTACGGTCTAGCAACTTTTTAGCATCGGCCATCGTCCCGCCAAGCACTGTTTCACCAACCTGTGCGCCACCAATGCGGTCAATCAAACCCTGCATAGCACCAAGACGAAACGCTTCTTTCTCTGACCCGCTCATTTTTCGAACGTCAGCAGTAACTTCATCAATCTGTTTCGCAATAGTCTGAGGAGCGGACGACATCAATGTCCTTCCCTCAGTCATTGCATCCATGACCGCAGTTTCGTCAGCCCAATAACTTCTAGCACGAGCATAGGATGGATTATTGCGATCAACCATGTTTAGCAATCGCTGGCGAACCTCTTTTTGCCCAGCAAGTTCAGTGCGACCAACACCACTTTGCGGAGCTTTTCCAGTAAACACTAGATCATCAAGACCCATCTTGATGAAGTGCAAAAATTCGGTATTAATTCCTTTTACTTCGTCACCGGCTTCCGTTATCAATTTTCCATCAGGAGCAATTGACACCTTGGGTAACGGGATGTTTCTGTCAGCAGCAATTCGCGCAGCACGTTCATAAGCAGACTGTGCGGTTGGAGTCCTTAAAATATCAGTCAACTCCTTGTTTACAGGGACTTCAACCCTGAAAGCTCTTTGGTACAACTTTCCACCAAGTTCTGACCTTGCGTCTTTTAGAGCATTGAATTCATCGAAAAACGATGCTCTACTACCAAATGCCTCTTGAAGATCGGACGTAAGACGAGACAACATCCCTCTGTCACGCTCTCGCAAGAATTTCTCTGCGGCCTGCTTTCCAGGACCAGGAAGCTGTGCAGCAGCATCAAGATAGGCACGAGTATTCGGCCCAATATCTGCGAGCGTATATGGTTTCCCAGACCGTTCTAGGACCGTTTGCAGAGCGCCCTCAAGCGAACCGACATCAGACTCAATTGCTTCCCTAACAGCCTGACGAGCAGACTCTACTCCAGCACGAGTCGGCGTCTTAAACATAGACTCGGCAATGGATGATGCAGCTTTCCCGGCAACTCGCCCAACTAGCTGACC